CTTGCCTGAACAGCGTATCCAGGCCTGAACAGAATCTTATGAAAATTCTTGTCTTCACTGTAGTCATCAAAATAAGGTTCTATGTTGAATAAATCGTTATTATAAGAAGGCATTTATGTTTCCCTTAGAATCCTATCAAGATCCGTACTTCTTCTCGTTGGTTACTTTGTCGATCAATAGACCTTACATTCTGTATGTATAAGACTTCTCCTGAGCCTTGTATCAATTGTGAGTCATTTATAGTGTTCACCTTGTAGTTCGTTCCATTGGGACCACTAATAGTTCCCCCCGCACTAAACCCCCCAAGAACATCGGAGAGAACTAAGGTTCCGCTCGTTCCATTCGTGGCTGGTGTCCAAGAAGCCACTTTGGCGATTGTAAGTTTTTTACCTGCGTTTTCTTGTGTTATACCATTATCGAGTGCAAAATCAGATGAAGAGAATGATCCAGTAGTTGGGGTGAGATCTAACGATGTGGTCATTCTGTAGACTGGAGTTTCTGATGTGTCAACGTAAAAGTTGTTTCCAGTTTTGATTCTCCCAATGAAGGCGTTGCTGGCAAAATCGACGGTAAATGAAGCAGCAGTCGTTCCAAATGTTCCGATGAGTTCTCCACCTTCATCCTCAATATTTGCATAGTCGTGCTGTTCGGCCCCAGAGGATATTCCAACCACGGACGCAGTGGAACTTACAGAGAATGGAACCGCCCCTCCGTCTCCTGTGCCTGTAAGCCGTAATAGAAGTTCTCGATTGATACTATCCCAACCACGAACAACTCCATTTGCAGTTAAACCAAGAACACTATTGTAGTGTGATACAGTTTCATTCACCGCATAGTTTCCAGTTCCACCACTGATACCAAAATTGATTCTAATTCTTTCTTCTTCTGAACTCGGAAGAACAAAATCTTTAGATGGATTCTTTAGGAAAAGTTTTCCTTCTGTTTGATCAGAACCAAGTTCCCACCGTTCTATAGTCGCAACTGCATTCGATTGTTGTCCAAAAATATAATCATTTGCTTTGAATATCTCTGAATCGAATCCAAAGGAACTATTTTCTCCACCCGCAGAGTAACCAAAAGGTTTTCCTACAACCATACTGGTTTTTCTATCATATTCAGATCCAGCAACTCTAAGGCTGTTATCATTTAATACTGGGTTCTTTAGAATTCCAAATTGCCTGAAGTCATTAACACTAATAATTTCTGGCTGTCCATCAACGTTATCATTTATCACACGAACCAAAACTTTAGAAGCATTAAATTCGGCTATTGCATTACCACCGTGTCCGCCCTGTGGTGAGATATAAATTCTTGCGGTGGGGGAACTACCAACAAGGCCTGGGGTTGGGAATGTTGCAAATGCCCCAGTATATTTTCTTCCTGTGTTTATTGCGACAAGATCTTTCGACGGCATCACGAACTTAGCATCTTCTCCGTCACCATGTATTAGAATCTCTGGAAGAATCTTAAAAGAAGTCTGTGCTTCATTGTCTGCAAGGCCAAATATTTTTCTCTCTAGTGGGGTTTCTAATGTTAGTGTTTTAACATTACCCTCAACCTCATAGTCAGATATTCTGTGTGCTTGTCCAGAACCAAGACCAGATGAAGTATAAAACACATAACCATTGTATGCATCATCATCTTCTGAGAACAAAGAGTCGTTCGGATTTAAAATTACAGTGGTGGATCCCCCAACGGTTGACTGATAAACATTTTTTGCGTCTGCTAATGAGTTGGGATATTGACTACTTAGAGTAGTTTGAAGTCCAGTAACATCAATTCTGTTTATTGCACCATCCACAGTTTTCTGTTGAACTTCAAATTGTAGATTTGCAGTTTCATCTTCAGACTTTTCTCTGAACATAACAGGCATATATTCTTCTGTTAGGAAGTCTAGCTGGTCATCTGTTATGGTATACATGAACTTCCACTTATAACCGTCTGACAGTCTAAAGCTACTCGTTCCTGTTTGTGTGGGTGTTTGTGATGAAGCCGAACCATTATTATTATCAAGACACTTATATACTGACTTTCCACCGACAAGAACATAATAGTCGGTAACGGACTCTGGATCATTTTGATCTGCGGTGTCATCGTATTCTGAATATATTCTCCCCGTTGTCCAGTTGGTTCGAGGAATTACGAATGATATGTTTCTAGAATCAACTCTGATGGAAAATAGAGAGTTTCTATACGCAGAGAATTTTTCTGCAACCGAATCAACTACAGATGGTGGCGTTGTTTCATCTGTCCAAGGTAAAATCTTACCAAAGAAAAAGTAATAGTTATCATCGGATAAAGGATCAAGTTGCTTCTTTAAGCTATCAGCAAAAACTGTTCTGAAGTTATTTTGTAGTGCGTCTGTTAATGCCATCTAAGCGTCCTACCCATTGTTCGATTCTGTTGTTGTTCCGTATGGAATACTGTAATATTGATCATGCGCTCCAGCTCCAGCTCCAGTTGTTCCAAGGAATGGGAACTGTGGAGATGTCCATGTAGAGTATGTAGGGTTGCTGTGGAAATGAAATCCTACGTTTAGGAAACTAAAGTCTCCAGTTGTTATGGCACCAAAGGATGTTCCAAGGCTTATGTTTAAAAATCCTCTAGAGTTTGGGTGATGATATATTGGGAAGAAATCCAAACCAAGAGCTTGAGCAGAAGTATATCCTTCTGCTCCCGTTCTTCCGAGAGCAGCCGTTGCACCCGTTACACCAACAACATGTGCTGTTAATCCACCTTCTGGGACTGTTCCTATTGTTTCACCGTTTCCAGTCGGACCACCAGTAAAGCCAGGAGCAAAACCATTTGGATATAGATCTACACTTGTTCCTGCAATAGAATTGTTTGCTCTAAGGTCTTGTGTTGTGCCAAATGTGTATGGTGTATAATTTCCAATGACAGAGATTTCTTGTTTTTGTATTTCACTGTGGAACGGTGAGTCTGAACTTAGGGTGTCCGACAAAAGAACATCACCAAACAACTTAAATCCTGATGGATGTAAAAGTGCCTTTACTGAATCTGAATATTTTTGCAATGAAAGTTTAGTCTTTAGAACATAGGAGAAATATTGATAATAATCATTGTCTTCTAATTTTTTCTTTGAACTTAACTTACCAGAGTTGTCATAGTAAAATCCATTATATTCCGCAAGCGCACTGCTTTTTGCAGTTCCTTGTGCGTTTCCGTTTCCTGTGGTACTTTCAATTGTGAATGTAACATCAGTGAAGTAGTTTACTCCGTGGTTCAGAATTTCAATGTCTTTAATTCTACCCTTGTTATCTACACGAGTTACTTTAGCTGCGGCTCCAATACCACCACCCTCTTCGACCAACTTAACAAAATCTCCGATTCCATAACCAACACCAGAGTTTGAAATTGTATATTCGCTCAACAAACCAAAAGTTTTTTCTCGTAGTATTGAACCATCTGCCAATTCAACTTCTATTGTTCGGTTTGGAATAAAATCACCATCTATATTGTCTAAAAATATTTCAGTCACTATAAACGGGGGTAGATCATATTGAATAATATCAGAAACGAAAGCAGTTGCGTTTGTGGTTGAATCGTCTAATGCCACTTGAGATAGACTTCTATTTTTCATGGTGAAGTTACTTAAGCCATTTTCTGAAGTAACTCTGATGGATTTTCTTTCTATCCATTTACCAGTGGAAGTTTCAAGAATATCAGTCTTTGGGTAGAACACCTCAGCGATACTATTGTAGAAAGCATCGAAGAAAAAGACAAAAGAACTTTCCGATCCCTTTATGGCATAAAAGTCACGAACTCTTTTCAGTAATGTTTTTCTGTCAAGTAAATTACCATCGGAATCTACTGTACTTTCTTTTGGGAAGTTTCTCATGAACTTGTGTTCGAACGAATCAACAAACTCATCGAGTGTGTTTTCTATATCATAGAAATCATTTAGAAGCAAAGTTCTTTCGGTTGCATTACCCTGTTGTTCCATGAATTCATAATAAGCCTCTATGAAAGCAACAAAGTTTGGATGATCTAAATTAGTGAAATCAGGAACCTGACTTTCGATTAAAGGAGAAATACCATTGACAATACTTTTAGTTCTAGCGTCTAATGGGACAAGTTGACCATTATCGAATATGGTAGCCGAAGTACCCGTAGAACCTCGAAGTAAAAGTGTCAGTGACATTTATCCTCTTCCGCCCCCGCCTTGATCATTAGGGCAGAAACCAGGCTGCACACACGATCCGTCTCCACATTGTTCCAGTCCATCAGCGCATGGTGGATCTTCTATGCAGGCATCGTTCAAACAATCAGTTCCATCTCCCTGATAATCTCCTCCAGCAAGAATACACTCACCCCGAGTCTTTATGGTACAACCAAATCCTTCTATGCAACATGCGCCAGTTGGTGGATCGGGTGGGGGAGGATCATCTTCACATATGATTTGACTACATAAAGTATTATCCCCGTGATAGATACCACCATTTTCAAGACAGTTTTGTTCTGTTCTGGTGTCACAGTTTTCTCCTATACAGCAAGCTCCTGTTGGATCTTGCGGATCGCCTGTATTTCCACCATCGGTGATTACGCCACCATCCGATCCAGTGTCTCCGTCGATGGGGGTTGGAGGTTCTGGTTTTGGTTCTACATATACTTCTCCTCCACCAGAATCATATTCAAAGTTCTGTGCGGCGGGAGGAGAGATTGCCGATCTACTCAGTTCAATTTGCGACAATTCTATATCATTGATGTCCTGAGTATCTACTGTTAAGTTTCCGTTTTGAGTGGTATCATAGTCTAGAATTTTGTGTGTGGGTGCAAAGATTACATCTTCACGAGGAGTGACATCAAAAGTAATTAGACCTTGTGTTGTAGCACTGACAGGTATAAAGTTATTGATAAAAACGGCCCCAGATGCAAATTCAATCGAACCCATATTTCTATAGATCGTTATTCTTCTGCCACCAACCACTTCGTAAATTCGAAGATTACCATCCATATCACTGTCGATGGCTCCTCTGAATATAGTTCCGTCTGGTTTCTTGTATGCAAAGTCGCTTGACTGTACTGATGGGATTCCCTGTAAACCACCAAGGGAGTCATGACTAGTATTCAGTAAAGTATTGTTGAATTCAAGAACATAGTTTCTTTTATTGTTCACGGAAGGAGCTAAACGTTTTTGTAACATGACATCAACGTCAACATAGAGCAAAGAATTTTCAAGGTTACGACACAGTGCTTCCAGTTGGTTGATATATAGGTGCTTCCCAAACTTAGATAATTCCGTAGTGGCATAAAGTGTGATGTACGATATCAATAATGCCTTAATTTCTAGTGTGGTTTTGGTTGTCAACGTAGGATCATAAGCAGAATTTGCTTTGAACATGACATATGTGTATTCAGGATCAATTATCTCAGGAAGAATACCAACAATATTCTTTGGCTTCAATATGTTATTCTTTATGTCTTCCTTTTCTTGATCTGTTAATACACTCGTTGTTTTTGGTTTTACTGCAATATACACTCTACCATATTCTGGTGGGTATATCTCTTCTCCTCCATAAACAAAGACATCATCAGAGTCTCCATATTCATTCAAGACAAGAGATCTGTAATCTTCTTCGGTTACTGCTCTGTTTTGAGTCTGGAAGAACTTAGGGGAGTTGAAACGAATGCTGTCTTTCGTCTCAATCGACGCTCCTCCTGCCGAAGACGACACCACAGATATTGTGCCATTTGCAATCGAGGCAGTGAATGTTCTGTTTGACGATGTGTCAGATTTCCCTACACCGTTTGCATCCGATCCTGTCGTGGTGAAGTACTCTATAAGTACAACGTTACCATCTTCTAACTTCTTACCAAGAACACCGTCACCAAACTTGATTTCGTAAAGTCCCGTGGATGTTACCTCTAAGAAGAATGAAGTACTCGTTGATTTAAGTGTTGTTATGTCAGACACCTTTGTCCACACGTCATTCTTACCGTCAGAGTCTGTCGTTGACTTCAGAACTCTAACAGTTATGTGATCAGTGTCCACATTAAGTGTGGGAATAACAAACTTAGTTTCAGATGTGCTAGATGAGACATAGGATACTGAGTTGAACTCACCTTCGAAGATTGAAAACTCACTAGAAACGTGAGGAGCGGTTCCAGAAGTATCAATCGTTATTGGAGACATATTGAAGAATGAATATGGTGTACCGCCAATAGTAGAAGAAAACTTTGTTCTGCCAGGTATAATCTTCGTGGGTGTATCTGAAGTCGAAAGGGAAACAGTGACTCGTGCTTCGGCAGCTTTCTTTGAGTGTGGCGTATATCCGATTTGCTTTGCATGGGACATCACAGATTCTTTCTTGACTGCACTGTCCAAGAACATTTCGTTCGCTACCATGTTCGTATAGAATGACTGGTAGTGTGTGTTGTATGCTAGAACGTCTAGAAGAACTGATAAGCCAGATCCATTAAAATCAAAATCCTTGAACTGATCTTGGCCTTCTAGGAAAGTTTGAAAGTTTGATCTGATCGCATTGAAATCTAGATCTGTTATTTGCTTTGTTTTATTAACCGCCATTATCGAGTTCTTTCGAGGTTAAGTGTTACTGTTGCCGTATTTCTAACATTCACAGGTCTAAAAACTATACTCACCGTAAACGAATTTTTCGCGGGAACGGAAGTAACCACCACATCTAAAAGTTCTACTCTGGGTTCGTCTCGTCTTATTGTTTCTTCTATCTTGTTCTTGATCTTAATTGCAGTCACGGGTGTTGCCAGTTCAAATAAGTACTGATGCACTCCCGCGTCTAGTTCAGGACGAAACGGTCTATCATATCTTTTAGTAAGAACCAGATTTCTCACAGATCTCTTCAGAGCTTCCATGTCAGTCAATGTAACAATATCACCAGAGACTGGATGTGCCTTGAAATCTAAATCTATATCTGAATATCTTGCCATTGTAATATATATGCCTCTTTGTTATGTAATTACTGTCCTAAAATTCGTAATGCGTCTCTAACATTAAATATATTTACAAATATTGATGCCTCCCGAATGTCCTCGTTTTTCGGACCGGCAACTGAGGGTGGATATTGTTGCGTCCAGTCACCATTTAAGTATAGTTCGAGATTCTGTAGATCTGCTATGGTGAATCTACCCGCCAGATAGTTTGAGAATGTTCCTACAATCCCACCGCTTAAATCACTTCTAATCCTACTAACAATAACCAAGGCTCTAGATTCGTCTGGAACTGGAGGTTGTATACTTTCAATGAATCTATCAACATCATTTGAAATTTCTTCTTCGTCTTCTTCGATTGCCTCTAGATCTTCTGCTTGTGCTTCTTCGTCACCCTCGTCGGAGAAGAAGTCTTCCACGTTTGAACCAAACTCATTTATGTTTGTCGCAAGATCGGCAGCAGCTTGTTCTGCTTGTCCAATCAATTGCTGTCCCTGATTTTGTAGATCTTCGAAGGTTTGCTCCAACCTGTTAACTGCCTCTTTACCTTGATCCACGACACTATCGATTAGTTGTTCTGCCTGTTGTTGTACTGACTCTACTATACCCTCAACGCTCGCCTTGATACCATCGACAAGCTCTTCTGGATCTGGAATCAGTGCAGCAATTTGCTCTAACGATGGGGGAGATGGTAACTGCAAGTCGGGAATGAGTCCCTCAATTCCAGGTCCAGCAATAAGATCGGTGAATACCTTCCCTGCAAGGCAAGGATCCGACAACACCCCGCTGAGTGCAGTATTCGCTAAGCCGTATTGATCAAGGAATGCCAATGCTCCAGAAAGGAACGCATCTTCAGAATTCGCTATGTTAAGGAATGACTGTTCTATTCCCTGAAGTGTCGTGGTTATTCTAAGTGCTTCGTCAAAGAACTCTAAGTCGCCAGGATTAAAATCACCAGCACCAAATTGTCCTATAAATTGTGTTGCAGCGTCCAGTGCGTTTTGTGACTCTTGTATTGCATTGATTCCAAATTCTTGCTTAAGACTGTTAAATCCGTGAGAGAAGTTGTCTTTGAAAATATCTTCTGGATCCGTGGAGAGCGTGGCAAGAGCAGAGTTATATGCACTACCAATTCCTAGAATTCTACCAAGATCAGGTTCACCCTCTTGGAATCCACTCACCACTCCACTCATTCGGTTTGTTCGTTGTTCGAATCCAACAAGTTCACCTTGAAACGATATCAGGGTGTTCTGAAGATTGGCTGCCCACGGCGCTTGAGTAAAAATAGGGTCTCCAATGGGATCCCCATTGGCATCAGTTGGTTGGGAGAAAGACCCGATGCCAGGCAGAGTAACTAGTGCATCATTTATCGCCCCCTTAACCCCACCCGCGAGTTCTGCAATTGGGTTGCGGAGAGCATCCCCACGCAAAAAGGACTGGATAAAGTCGATCTGGTTGGGTTCTAGGACGCCTCGTAGGATAGCGCAGTTGTTTAGAGGAAAGTCACCATTTCCAATTTGACTTACTACCATTATACACCTTTCACATTAACAGAACCAGTCATAACTTTATGACCACATGAACACTCACCACCTACTAGGAGAACAGGTTTTCCTTCGGCTGTGATGGTGGAAGAAAAATCTTGATTGAACACACCGACAACGATACGGTTTCCGTGTCTATGTGGTGTCGTAATAGAACCTTGTACAGCAATAGGCATGTTATTAACAAGAACAGAACTTCCTCCTGGCGAAATTGGAATGGTTGTTGGAGCGTTGGTGAGATCATTTACTCTTACTAATCCCTTCATTAATATCCTCCTCCACTACTACTACTACTGCTTCCGCTACTACTTCTTCTCACTGGTGTTCTTGTGACTGATGAAGTCTCACCGAAAGAACCACCATCAATAACATTGTCATCGATGTTCGTGATCTTTACAAACGAACTTGACTTGTCTGGTATTTGACCAAATACATTTTTGGTTACTTCATACAGTTCACCGTCATAGACAACGGTTGTTCCTTTTTTATATGTAATCAGCTTATTGTTTGAATCTCTGAGAGAGAATACTCCACCAGAGCTAGAAACAGCCGTTCCGCTCCTAGTGATATTCACATATGGAACATAAGACTGACACCAGTAGTTCTTGTTCGCAGTTGCTTTCCATGCAGAACAGTAAGCACTATTCTGATTAAATAGTTTGCAATTACCACATTTCTGTCCAGCAGGACCTGCTTTGTTTAAAGAGTTCTGATACGCAGCGGGGAAGTTGCCAGGGATTCGCTTTCCGTTTTCGTATGTATTTCTACCACCCACACCACCAACAGCAGAACGTTGCGTAGGTATACTTGATGTTTCAGAAGACGTAGACGCCGGTATTGTGTATCCGTTTTCCCTTTCCCATTTTTCTAATTGATCTCGATCCCATCCACGCGGCATCGTGGGAATCGGCCAGTACTTCGGATCGCATTCGCTGTAATTCGGGTCTCTCGGGCGGCACCGATTCGGATCCTGCAAGCCCCACAACAACTCTAGATACTCTGCAAATCGTTGCATAGCTTCCTTAGCGGTCAAGCCATCCCAATGGCCCTGTTCTTGGTACGGGTGTGTTTCCGATAGTATCAGAAGGATCTGATTAAAATACCAATCTAAAAAATCCCGATAAAATTGCCACTCTCTTGCTTGTTCGTCGGTGAGTCCTGATCCTTCGCCAGTACCTCCACCTTCGATTGCATCATCAGGTTTACCTTCTCCTTCTTGACGAACCCAGACTCCACCCTCATAATCCCAAACGAAGATGGTGCTGCATGGTGGTGGATTCTCCCAAACACTACCATCATCAGTAAGAGGTTTTCCATTACCATCGGGTGCTTCGTCAGGACATTCTCTGGCTTCAAATCCTCCCCGATCACTACCAGTGGAGGTAACTTCTCGAAGGGGATTCCTATCTGATTGGTTTGTATTTCCAGAACGTTGAGCCGGCGTAGACGCTGGAGGCGTAGGCACTGGAGGCGTAGACGCCGTGGGATTTGATCTATCATACCAATATTTATTATCATAATCGTAGATCCAAATAGTCCCATCTGGATCCTCCCAAATATCAGCCTCATCATTAAGAGCTATTCCCGGCAAAGGTAGTGACGTTGTATATCTAGGTTCAAAATTGGGTGGATCTAGTTGAGTAGGAGTCACAGGAGGAGTAGACGCCGGCGTACTCCTTTGTTGACTTGATCTATTATTGTTATTATTATTCCCTGTATGGTACGACATGTTTATCCTGGCGGGTTAAGTTCCACCATTCCCCCTTGTAATTTAATCTTTGCGCTTCCCCCAACGAAATTAGCAACACCGCTTCCACCGATCTGAGCATCTGCATCTGCGACTGCATTAATATTTTCTGTTGCATTCACATTAAAGTTCTTACAGTCTACTTGAAAATCGTCTGATAAATTGAAATGTGCTTTCCCGCCTTCGAAAATATAATTCGCAGCTTTGAATACTGCATTACCATCAGTGGTGATGTTCAAGTTTCCTTGAACGTACATGTTATCATCGCCCATTGTTACCTTGTAACCACCACCCGTTGACTTTATGACTATCTCTCCATTGCGGTGAATCTCAATAAACGAACCAGAGTTATGATAGATGTGAATTCTTCCATTACCCCGAAATGGCCCTACAAAATCTTCTGGTGGTGTACTGTCATCTATTTCTATTAGGTGGCCAGTGATAGATTCATATACCTTGTTGAACGGATATTTTGAAGGAAACTCACGAGTAGGTTCGTTCCAAGTATCTCCATCCCCTTTTGAAACGTCTTCAACTGGAGTCTTATTGAAGGTGGGCGTTCCTTCCTCTGGAGGGCCGTATGCTAAAATATTCGTGTCGGGTTTTCCAAGATAAGTTTCCCGTGGGAAGTTATCATACGGATCATTCAAACCTTCTTCTTTAATATTTTCTGTTGCGTTTATCCCAGGCACAGTTCCCATGATCATGGCTTGCTGTGGCATAGGTTCCTTACCATCCAAGAAGAAACCAAACACCTGAGTGCCAGGAAGGAAGCCTGGCACTGTGGTTCCAACCCCAGAACTACTCGCGCTGGTTATGGGAAATATTGGATGTGCCCAAGGAAGTGATGACGTTGGAATGTCCTCTTGGTTTGCACTATGATATCCGTGGATACGAACTCTTGCTCGCCCCAACTTCTCTGGATCTTGGACATCCTCGACGACACCAAGCCACCAAACGAATTCTCCATTCAGATTAATCATTATTTTCGGCCCATTTTTCGGACCATGCTTTCCATTCTTCTATTTC